TTTGGTATTAAACAATGCGGATGTCCTGAGAAGGATGAACATCTTCAATTATACGAAGATCCAGCAGAACCAGAAACACCTATGTATACAGATGTTGACGGAAAAGCTGTAAAATGTGGGACACATAATAGATACAAAAAAAGCTGTCCTATTTGTAGAGATATAGCAGGAGTAGCATAATGGCTGGATTAAGTGCATCAGGATTAAAAACACAAATTAAAAGTTATACTGAAACAGATTCAAACGTATTAACAGACGCTGTTTTAGAAAATATTATTTTAAACGCACAGTATAGAATATTTAGAGATGTTCCTCTTGATGCAGATAGAAAACAACAATTAGGTAATTTTGTTGCTGGACAAGAATCTATAAATGCTCCAGCAGGGTGTTTATTTGTTAGAGGGATACAAGTTTACAGCACAGCAGGATCTGAAATAACAGGTTCAAATAGATGGTTAGAGAAAAAAGACGTAACTTATTTACAAGAGTATCAAGATGTTACAGGTACATCAGCAGCCCAAGGTCAACCTAAATATTATGCTATGTTTGGTGGTGCCACAGGAGAGTCTGATACCACATCAGGAAGAATAATTGTGGCTCCAGTTCCAAATACTACATACAGATTTAGAGTTCATTTTAATAAAATGCCCGATCTTTTAGAAAACAACGACACTAATTATATTAGTCTTAATTTTCCAAATGGCTTATTATATTGTTGTTTAGCAGAAACTTATGGTTTTTTAAAAGGTCCAATGGATATGTTGACTTTATACGAAAATAAATATAAACAAGAGGTACAGAAGTTTGCTAGTGAGCAAGTTGGTAGACGAAGAAGAGATGATTATACTGATGGAACTCTTAGAATACCAATACCCTCACCAAACCCGTAGGAGATTAAATTATGGCAATAACATCGGCAATATGTTCAAGTTTTAAACAAGAACTTTTACAAGGGAAACACAGTTTTGAATCATCAGGTGGTCATACTTTTAAATTAGCATTATTTACAAGTTCAGCTTCTTTAGGTGCATCGACTACTGATTACTCAACATCAAATGAAATTACAAATACATCTGGAACCGCTTACACTGCAGGTGGTGCAACTCTTACGAACTCTGGTGTATCATTAGATTCAACAACAGCATTTACAGATTTTTCTGATGTAACTTATTCATCAGCTTCTTTCACAGCAAATGGTGCGATGATTTATAATACAACAACTAATGGCGGTTCTTCAACTACAGACGCTGTTGCTATTATTGCTTTTGGTGGTGATAAAACAGCAAGTAATGGAACTTTTAAAATAGAGTTTCCAGCAGCATCAGCTACGGCAGCAATCATTAGACTAGCATAGGGGGCCGACCATGTCGGTATCTTCAGGATGGGGTCGATTTACCTGGGGCCAAGCCAATTGGAATGCAGACGCAACTCTTAAAACAGGTTGGGGTGCACAATCTTGGAGTGGTGAAGGTGGCTGGGGAGATCTTTCTGATCAAACAATTACATTAACCGGCATATCAATTACATCTAGTCTTGGTTCTGTTGATGTACCAGATGTTGTTCTTTCATTAACTGGTCAATCAATAACAGCTTCACAAGGAGAAGCTTTTGTACCTGTAAATATAGAAGGTGTATCTTTTTCCGGTTCTGTTGGTTCAATAACACCAAGAGATCAAACACAAGGTTTAACATCAAGTGCGATAACACCTTCTGTTGGTGTAATTACACCAAACGATATGACCCTTGGTTTGACAGGTGTATCATTTACCGCTAGTTTAGGAACAGCGGTAGCTCCAAATCAAACTGTGCTAGTTTCTGGTGTGTCTATGTCAGCATCTTTAGGCACAGCTCAAGGCATATCTTCACAAGAAGCACAGTTAACAGGTCAAGAAATTACATCTAATTTAGGAACTGTCACCATACCAAATGATACAGTATTAATATCAGGTTTATCAGCATCATTTAATTTAGGAACTATAGTTGGACTAGGTGGAGCTGTAGCTCAACCATCAAGTTTAAGTATGACCTCTAGTGTTGGTTCTTTAACAGTAGAAGAAGGCTTAGGATTAAGTGGTCAGTCATTTAGTGCTAGTGTTGGTTCAATATCTGTTATAGATATGCAAGTTGGTCTAGATGGGTTATCTGCATCATTTAGTATAGGTGCTGTAGATATATTTGCTTATGGTGATGTTGACACTGGATCAAATACGTCTTATAGTAATGTTTCAACAGGTTCGAATAGCACAATTTCGGATGTTGCAACTGGATCAAATACAAGTTATAGTGACGCTGCATAGGAGATAATTTATGGCATCAACATTCACACCCCTAGGTGTAGAACTTCAAGCAACTGGTGAAAACGCCGGTACATGGGGAACAAAAACTAATACTAATTTAAGTATCATTGAACAGATAGCTGGTGGTTTTACAACTCAAGCAGTATCAGATTCAGGTGACACAGATTTATCTGTAACAGACGGTGGAACTGGTGCAACTCTTGCACACAGAATGATAGAGTTCACAGGAACACTTACAGCATCACGAAATGTTACAATACCAACAGATGTACAAAATTTTTATATTTTAAAAAATTCAACTTCAGGATCACAAAACGTAGTATTTAAATATGATGGAACTGGAACAGGAACTTCTGCTACAGTACCTAATGGTAAAGTAGTTTTAGCACTTGCTCAAGGTGAAGCCTCTAATCCTAATGTAACACTACAAGAATTTGGTGGAGATGTTGTTGATGATACTACACCACAATTAGGTGGTAACTTAGATACAAACTCTTTCATGATTGATTTTGATGATGCTCACGGTGTTAGAGACGATTCTGGAAATGAACAATTAATTTTTGAAAAAACTGGATCTGCAGTTAATCATATTGATATAACAAATGCTGCAACAGGTTCTGGTGCACAAATTGGTGCAGTTGGTGATGATACTAATATTAGCTTAAGATTAAGACCAAAAGCAACTGGTAACATAGAGGTTATGGGTGCAACAAACCCAGGAACTGTGCAACTTAATTGTGAAGATAACTCCCACGGGATTAAATTACAGTCACCTGCACATAGTTCTGGGCAAAGCTATACAATTAAATTTCCCACATCAAATATTACAGCAGGTACATTTTTAAAGGTAGATAGCATTACAGGATCAGGAGCAACGGCAGTTGGTCAATTATCCTTTGATTCTTCACCAGCAACAACAGGAAAAGCTATTGCAATGGCAATCGTTTTCGGATAAAAGGAGTAAATTATGGCAGCACCAAATATAGTATCAGTAGCAACAATTATAGGAGAATCCCAAGGTTTTCAATTGGATACAACTACTACTACAGCTTTAATAACTGTAGCTTCTGGTAAATTAGTAAAAATTAATAGAATTTCAGTTGCAAACATTGACGGAACAAATGCAGCTGATGTAACTGTAGGAATTGATAAAGCAACAAGAACTTCAGCAGCAACAGG